TTGAAAAATCAATTCCGCCCCAGCGTTTATATACCGATTGATATGTTATATCAAAATCAATAATATCGCCAATCATCGCAACGCCCGGCGTAAAAGTTATTGAAAAAACATAGTTAGAGTGTGCTGCGCAAGTGCAACATGCAGCGTCATAAAAATGTAACGCCCTTGTTGTTGATGTGTTATTGTTAACATCACCTATCCCAACAATTTTTACTAAACTTGCTGGTGTTGAAGACAATAAAACTTCTGAAGTGTCTCTAACAACTGTTGCTTTTGCTGCTGCGCCTCCGGCGTAAGAAAAACTAAAAAACAAGAACAAACTTAAAAGAACTAACAAAACTTTTTTCATAAACTTCCTCCTTTCTGATTTTTTTTCTAAAAACAAAAAAGCCGAATACCTTAAATGAGATTAAAAACGCAATTTATTTTGCGTCATTGCCATCCTCATAAAGGATATTCGGCTTTTAATATTTTCTACTATTTTCTACTCTGTTATACTATTTTCAAATATCGTTATCTAAATTATACACTACAAACTTTATTTTGTCAAGGGTTTTTTTATCAATTAAAAATATTATAATTACTGAAAGTAACGCAAGAGCCAAAGCAGCATCAAAAAAATAAAATTCACTCATTGGCACTTCTTTAACTGCAGCATCACACTCATCAATAGATTTTACAATTTTTGTTATCATTGAATATAAAAAACCTTCTGACGTATCAGTTGTAACTATTGCCGTTTCTGTTACTTTTGCTGCTGTGCTATTCGCATAAACAAAATTAAAAAACAAGAACAAACATAATACAAAAACACTTGCAAAAAATAAAAGTTTTTTCATTTTTCACCCTCCATGTCCTGGTTTTTCAAAACCGGAATCCGGCTTTACGCTTACAGGCGGTGGCGGACTCTCTTCCCACTCGTCATCTTTTGTTATTGGAATAAGTGCACATCTACATGAGAATCCATTTGGGGGTTGCCAAATGTCCCATATCGGATTATTTACTGCGTAAACTCTTCCGTCCATAGCTGCGTGATTCGGTCTTACTCTATCATCAAGTATTGCGGAATACTGGTATGCTACAACGTATCCTTCCAGTTCCGGGCTTTCGAAAAACATCTTCCGTCCCTCATTCATTGCGTCTGTTATATTTGTTCTTATTATCGTCTCTATACGATACCCTTTCATTGCTTCATCCTCAACTTCGCCTATCGTATAATATTCTTGTAAGTCATCTTGTATTGCTTTAACTGTTTCTTTTAATGTTGCCCCTGTTTTTATCGCACTAAATAATCGTTGCTTGACTTGTTTCAAAATATTTTCTTTTTCAACTCCAGCCATATCAAAACTTTTTGCGTCAAAATACTTCAACGCTTCGTCATAATTTATTCGTCTCAAATCAATATCGTATTGAAATCTTAAATACTCGCTCATCTTTTTTACTTTCTTCTTTTTCTTTGCTATTTCGCTTCTTGCCTGATTATACGCCTTTTCAAATGCTTCCGTTAAAAATTGTTTGAACACTTCTTTTAAATCGCCTGTTGCTGAAAATACAATTCTGTTTATTTCATCAAAGTTTTTTGTTTCAATTATTTTTTTCTTTTGTATTTGTAAAATAATATCTAAAATTCCATCCTGCACTATCTTACTTGCTTGAACAACGTATTTGTCTTTTATGTTTTCATGCTCCGCTTTCATCTCGGCAAAATCAACAATTCCATCCTCGTATTTTGTAAACGTCCGCCTATTAACGCCTGTAAAAATCTTTTCCGCAAACGTTTCTATTAACTGCACGTCTTCGCTTTACTGTTCTTCCTGCGTTTGCTCTTCTAATTTATCTGTCAATGGCGGTAATTTCAACCACTCCCTTATAAGTTTTTCATCGCTTGCCTGATGCGTTAGTATTTTTGCATTTACCGCTTGAATGTATTTATCTAAAATTTGTATTATATCATCCTGAACCAACGGCTTAAATTCAAATGTTGGATAGTCCTCAAAATCACTAAAATTATAATCAACAATCCGCCTGATTATTTGATTATTGATTGCCTTTGCTTCCACGTCTCTTCCAATTTGCTCCTCATAAAAAAGTAAAATGTCATAATGCACTTTACCCAACGCATAGCTTCCTGTTCCGCCTGTCTCTGATGTTAACGTTTGCCCTAAAATCGTTTTGCGGATTTGTTTATTTATAAAATCAATTGCTGTCTGATGTATATTTGCTCCTGCCGTGTTCGCTTGCGTTAATGTCAATTCCAACCCTTCCGGTAACATTATGCCAGTTTCTAAACGCAATTGACGCAACATATTTAACAAATTATTTTTTGTATCGTCATCAAGATTCGGTGGATGTTTCAGTACCGGGAACGGATGCCCAAACTTCTCTAAATAAACCCCCCACGCTTTTATAAAAACTTGTTTTAAAAACCATAAGTCATATAACGCCCTTAATCTACTTGTCCCCCAGATATTTTCAAACTGCTTATTGAAACTATATATAACAAACTTTTCGGTTGGGTATTGTTCCCCATACCCAAACGCACTTATATTTACAATTCCGTTTTCCCGTATATTGTCAAAATCGTCAGTGTAAATGTTAAAGTATTTCGGATTTTTGCTTTTAATTGACCTTAAAACTATTTTGTCCTTCCATCTGCCTTTTTCCTCAACTTCCCAAACCAACTCGTTTATGCTTATCCCGTATTCAATCGCACTCATTATTTCTCGCAAATCATCGTCAAAACTTCCTTCAACGTTTTTTAAATTGTATTCAACAAAATCGGCTATTTCTTTGTCTTTTGGATTATCGCTTGCTGCTTTAATTTGCCAGCCAGTTGATAGCCGTATCGTTTTTAATGTGTTTATGCACTCTTCAATCTCTGCGTCCTTCATCATACCTTCATATATTTTAATTCCCTTTTTTGTTAATAGAGCATCAGGCATATACGGAACTAATTTAAGTCGTTTATATATAGCCGTTTCATCTATTCCAAATTCAACGTCTAAATACGGCTTCGTTGATTTTATAACTGCATCTTTTCGCCTAAATATTTGGTCAAAAAATGCCATTGTTTTGCTCCTTTCTTAAAAATCAATATCGTATTCTATTTTTGCTTTTTCAATTTCTTCTTTTATTGCTATCAACCCAGATATATTTTTCTGTATTCCAAACCCTTGCACTTGCTCAATATTTTTTTTACACATTTCAATTGCATCGTCTAATGTATTGCCAAATCCAAGTACAGAACACACACTTGAAAAACCGGGAACTGCATAAAATTGATTATCGTATTTCATAACACGCCTAAACTTTATAAATTGCCTTAGCTCTTCCGGAAACTGAACATTAAGCCAATGCTCATCAGCCCAGTCACTATCTAACGCAACACCAACACCGTATTGCCAGCGTGGTTCTAATTCAATCAAGTTTCCGTGAGCGGCCTCTTTTATTGCTTCGGCAAAATTATCGTATATTTCCATTTCAACTGATGTCGGAACCGGGAGGCCACAGTTCCCAGACCAAATAGGTATCCCATTCCTGCGAACATAAATTACATGATTTTTCACAGTAACATCATAAACGTATCCTTCATAATGTTCTTTTTTAATATAATTTTGACTTTTTTCATAATAAAATACTTTTTTTGTTGGTCTTGTTATTATTCTGTAAATATCATAATTTCTTATATATTCTTTATCATTTCTAACTTTCATTTTACTTCCTTTTGTTTTCATTATTTTAATATTTCCCGCCTCGCCAGATTTAAAAACTAATTCTTGTATATCATTAGCTAATTGTTCTGATGTTGTATAATATGTTAAACTCCTTCCATCTTTACTACTTCCATCCCCAAGCCAATAACCATATAAAAAATCTTTTATCAATTCTGGCGTTAATTCTTTTATAAAATTCGGAACATATTTTTGATTACATTTTCCAAATTGTTTTAAATACGAAACTAATTGAATAGATGATATCTGATATGCTCCACTTTTTTGAACCGTCCATTTAAAAGGTAATTCATTTAAAATCTTTTCTATTTCTCCTCTTCTTTTCGAATTTAAAGACTGTGCTATATTACAAATACACCTATTGCAAGAACCTTCTGCCAAATATAAACCAAAAAATTTCAGCCAACTTTTCATATTTATAGCTAAATCAGGTTTATGAAAAACTTTATAAATTCCTTTTCCTTTACCACTAATCCATTCTTTTTTATATTCTGGTAATATAAAATATTCTATTTTTTTACCTTTCCATATTCCTGTTTTTGGTATTCTTAATCTATAAGGAATATTAGAAACAATAAAAGGTTTTAATTTACTCCATATTCTTTTATTTTTTTCATGAGTACTTGCATAACCCCATAATGTATGGTCAGGAGTTACTAATAAATCTATTGATTTATTTTGTGAATAAAAATGATACATTTCCCCTTTATAAAAATACTTTTGATAAGCATATGGTTTATGGTATTCAATTTCATTCGTTTCTGTATTTAAAGTAGCAACTTTTTCCGTTTTATCTAAATCTTTAAAAAATTTCCAACCTTTTTCCGTTAATATTTCCGTTTTATCATCAAAACATCTCACCGTTGAGTCTATTAAATACCCTTTCTTATCTCGCTCGTCTATTCTAACTTCAGTTGAAAATAAAGTTCTTGCTTTTAATTTTTCAAAAAACACCGCCAACTTGTCATTTACCAAACGCACTTGTTCAGGTATGTCTTCATACTTCATAACTTTTGCTGCATAACCAGCCCCTTTCATCTCGTATGCAAAAAGCCCGTAGTTAGGATATTTCCCGTCAACAATATATAAATCCGTCCCAGGCTCTATACCCGGCAAATAATCCTCAACTATAAACTCAACCAACTCCTGCCGTAGCCCAAGCACGTTTGCATAATAATCAAGCATTGTTTTACTTGCTTCGTAATTCTTGCTATAAAAACTTTCTAAATCCCCTCTAAACATATTTATTTTAACGACAACATCGTCATTGTCCTGTAAGTATTGCCGTAAATTACTAACGCCTTTTATTTTTACTGTTCTCTGTGTCGGCAAGCCAGCTTTCTTTTGCAATTGCCTGCCAAACCAGCGATCATTTTCAAGCATCTCTGCATTTCCTCCGCCAAATACATTATACCCTTTACGCTTCAAATATTCTGCTATATCGCCTGTATAAGTATCAAAAAAATATATTGCGTCAACATCGTCAACGTATTCCCAAAACTCATTTATTCTTATAAGTCCTTCGTCCTCAAACCCAGTTCCTATTAACGCTTTGTCCGCCTTCGGAAACGCATCTCGCCACTCGCAATAATAATATACTTTGTCGTATACCTCACACATCTTTAAAGCCATTTCAACATTAAGACCAAAATCATAAACTAATGCTGAATTTTTTTCTATCATAGATAAGCCCCCAATTCTGCACTTTCTACCGTACCAGTTGTTTTTATTCCTTCTACACGTTTTTTAATTACTTCAATGTTTTGTTTTGCCTTTGCCGGCCATAATGATAATACAAATGCGTCCATCTCATCTGGGCTCTCAAAACCCTGTATAAGCAACTCGTTCTTGCTTTGCATTTGTATTTTGCCAGCACTGTCAACTTTGTATTTCGCAATCTTTAACTGCTCTTTTAAATTGTTATTTGAATCTATTACCCCTCCTGCTTTTACCCAGTCCCGCATTTTCCAGTAATTCTCGGCTTTTAAATTTGTAAATGTCTCATCATTGCTTTTGCTCCCCCATTTCATTGCGTTAACATTATAACCTTGCTCTTTTAGCCTGTCTGTAACTCCCGCACCCACCCCTGTATCATCAATCACTACATTATACGCTTTTATGTTATAGTTTCTCATCGCGTCTATAATTAATCCTGTTATTACCATTAAATCAGGGTTGTTATTAACGTTTATAATCTTGCTTTGCTTTGCGTTTGAGACGCACAACACTGTATTATTTCCGCCTCTCCCAACATCAACGCCTAAATAGTTTTCTTGCTTCAAATCAATATCAACATTGCCAAACGCCTTTTCAATCTCTTCGTCTGTCAATAATCGCATATAGCCCTTTTCGTCAATCGTATCGCTTGCTGGAAACTTGCATTCGTAAAAAATGTCAAAGAACTTTTCTTTTCGCATTTCGTTAATAAATTGTTCTGTAAATCTACCTTCCTGCAACGCCGTTTGATAATCAATCCATATTTTTTTTGTGTCTTTGTCTTGCATAGTTTCATAAAAATGATTTTTTCGTAACGGGTTTGAAAGTTCTATCAGAAAGTTTTCTTTTTGCCCCCCAAGCATACGCTTGATATATGCGTATAACTCATCGTCACACAATACACTGTCATCAATGCAAATATTCTTGCTTCCTTCCCCAAGCAGAATATCCCCAAGCCGTTTTTTGTTTCTATATTCAGCTGACATTGTTCTTATAAATCCACCGTTTCTAAAAGTTAAATATTCTTTTGTTCGTTCTCGTTTTAACTTTTCTAACATCCCGCCAGTTATTTGCAATTGCGTAATAAAAATTTCGTCATCAAACAAATGCTTTATTACATACCGCCCTATTATTTTTGACTTGCTTTCAGTTCCCCCGATAATAGTAAAACCCTCCTCAAATATGAATACACGCAAAATAATTCCCAACGCCGTCGCCGTGCTTTTGCCGTATTGCGTCGGACATATAACAGCCACCCTATTGCTATCCTGAAACACAATTGATTTTATAATTTCCTTCTGCGTTTCAGTTAGTTGTATCGGCTCCCCGTTATCGTCTTTAAATAACTTTAATAACTTTTCAAGTATTGCTTCTTTATCTTTTTCGCTTGTCTTTTTTTGTTTCATTTTTTAAATGCTTCCCTAACTTCTTTGATTAACATATCAACCTTGCTTTCAACTGCCGGGGAGTTATGCTCCACTTTTTGAATGTTTACCCATTTCCCATTTCCCCGGTTAACTAAATAAAATATTGTCGCCGTCACGTTTCCGCCTATAACTTGTTTTAGTAATTCTCCTTCTACTATCTCAAGCACGTAATTGTTTATATTATTCACCTGATCGGCAAACTCCTTATCTTTTTTAATCCACCGCTGATACGTTACCCTGTTTATTCCTACTTGCTCGCAAGTCTTGCTTATAAACCCAAGATTTTTTTTGAATTGTTCTAAAAATTGTTTCTTCTTTATTTGCGTTGATATTCTCTCTTTTTTTTGTGCGATGCCTTTTGATACTTCTTCCATCTATCCCTCTTTTAATTTGTTTTAGTTTAATCTAATATTTTATACTTTGTTATTATAATTTATACCCTAAAATTAGTAATTTGTCAAGCGTTTTTTCAAAATAATAAAAGTTGTTCTCCTTCGTTATCATTATTTTTGTTTTCAAATAAATCTCTTATTATTGTTGTTGAATACAATTGCATATCATAATAACTATTATCTAAAATGCGTTTAAGATTATGCTTTAAATAAACCTTAAATTTATTTTTTATAAGTTTATTCACAAATTCAACAATTTTATTATAACTCGGCTCTGGTAAATTACTATTTTTACTATCCGCCCCAATTGTTATTATTGCCGGATTTATACCTTGCAGAATATCGAAAAACCCTTCTAAATCAAAATCAACTATTGGCTCAATAGTTACCATTTTTTTATAATTATGCAATATCATTTCATTTGCTCGCTCAATTATAGATGGTGCATCTGACAATTTTAAATTTCTATTTGTCTCTAACGTAGTTGCAAAAATAACATTGCTCGGTTTTATTTTTGCCTTTTCATAACTCCAAAACATTTTTTTAGGATTTTTGCTTTGCAATAAATAAATGTTTTCGTCATAAATTGCCATAACTTTAAATATATTTTCAATAAATTCCTGCTTTACATTTTCAGCAAATAAATCCGTTCCTGAACAAACAAAAATTATATTTTCCTTTCCTAAATCTTGATTTAATTCGCTTCTGTCAAGATACACCTCTCTTAACTTTCCATTTGTCATTTTTCTTACATAACAATATACGCATTTGTGAATGCAAGCCCCTTTAACTGGATTCCAAGTATGCGTAATAAATTCATACATATTCCCGGTTGCCTTTTTCATTTTACTGTTCCTCCTTTTTAAAGTTTTTTTGCTTTTTTGCTAAAATTTTTTTCGTAAGTATCAATAATAAAATTACAATATTCTGGACTCAATTCAATAGAATAACACCTCCTTTTGTTTTTTTCACACAATAATAACATTGTGCCAAGCCCTGAAAATATATCTAATACTTTGTCATTTACTTTTGTATAATGCAATAAAAATTTTTCAAATAAATCAATATTTTTTGTATATTTATTTACTTCATTTTTCATTTGTTTTAACTTATCATATTTTATTATAGTTTCAAAACAATCATTTTTATTTATAAATTTATTTTTTGCATTATTGAAATATGATATTAACGTATGCCCTTGAGCAGCCATTTTTTTATTTAATATTATCGCAGTGTTAAAATCAACAATAAAAAAATGTTTAAAAATATCCATATTTTCATAACACAATTTTACTTGCTCTTTATCACTATGCATAACAAATATGCTCCCATTAACATATTTTTTAGCAATATCAAACCAATTATTTTCTTTTAATTCATAAGGCGGATCGGCAAATATAATATCAACCTTTTTTTGATCTAATAAGTTTTCATAGATTTTACTATCTTTTGCATCCCCACAAATTAAATAACTATCCCCCAATTTATAAATATCCCCATATTTTATATTTAACTTATTTTCCAGTTTTTCTGTTTCTTCTATCTCAATTTCTTCCTTTTCCAAAAACCCATCTATCAATTTTGTTATTTCAATATCATCAAACCCTACATTTTTGAGCAATTCCTCATCAAAGTTAGCCAGTAAGTCATAGTCCCACTCGCCTAAATTTTTATTTAATCGTAGATTTAATTCTTGCTCCTTTTTGATATCGCTTATAGTTATATATACAACCGGCACCAGCTTTATGCCAAGTTTTTTTGCAATATGATATCGCTGATGTCCGCCTATTATTACATTTTCGCGCCCTTTTGCGTTATTAACTATCAACGGGTCAACTAAACCAAATTCTTTTATGCTGTTCGTTAAGTCCTGCGCCTCTGCCTCTGTTAACTTCCTCGGATTGTATTCAGCCGGTTTCAATTCGTTTATTGCTACATACTCCACCTTTATTTTGCCTTCATTTAACTTCTTTACCAAATCACCCATTTTTTACCTCCTTAAAATTTTATCGTTATTATTTTGTTTGAAAAAGCTATAATTAAATTGTTGTCATCTAACTTTACACTAAAATCAATATTTAAAATCATTAATCTTAAAATTGTTATATATCTCCAAATAAACCTTTCTATGTAATCATGCCAATCATTTACATAAAATATACGATATTTAAAAATTCTGAAAAATGAAAAAGAAAAATTGAAAAAAGTTATCGTCAAATCTCTTTCTTTAAAATCAAAATATAACCCGAAAATAACTATTTCAAAAATAACAAACCAAACAAGTATGAAAATATTTTCATTTTTTATATTACGACTTACTTCTATTTTCATTTTTTCACCTCTCTTTTATTTTTTTGACTTCTAAAACTATCCCAACTGAAATGAATTAGCGTGTATGTCTCTAAAAGCCGGTCTAAAACTGGCTTAGTAACTAACTCCGAAAATTCATTATATCCCATATTTGTTATCAATATCGTTTGCAAATAGTCATCGTATCTGTTGTTTAAAATATTAAACAGTAAATTCTGCTCAAACTCGCTCTTAAACGTCTTCCCGATTTCGTCTATAATTAAAAAATCATATGACGAAAATTCCTCTTTTATTTCAAATAAATTGTCCCAATCTTTTAGTAAAATAAATAAATCAAGTGCGTTTATATATTTACAACTTTTATTTTCTTTTACTTTTTCTTTTAAAAGCGCCGTTGCCAAATGTCCTTTTCCTGTCCCTGAATTGCCATAAAATATATAATTATTGTCTTTATGCGTCTTTATAAACTCAAACGCTTCTTTTTGCTTATCATTATAAATAATATAATTATCAAACTCTGCTTCCAGCTGACGCTTTTTTAATCCGTAAAACGCCCAGTCAATCTCTTTTTTGATTATAACCATGTCATCGTCTTTAACTTCCTGCCTTACCTCTTGCTTTACTTCCTGCTCATGTTCCTGCTTCTGCTTTTGCTCTTGTTCATACAACTGTTTCTTACGTTCTGCGTTTTTAATCGCTAACAAACGCTTATATTCAGCTTTTATCTGCTCGTTTGTCATTTTTTCAATCTCTTCTTTACCAACGCCCCAAATCTCTAATGACTTTTTATAGCCAAGCATTAAATCTGTTTCAATAAGTTTTTCCATTTTTTTGTCTCCTTTCAATCAACCGGTGGAAGTCCTAATTCCCGATTTTTTTCATTAAATTTTTGTTTATATTCATCCACCCACTCCGATTTATTTTCGCTTTTAATACTATCAGAAAACCCTTTATTTACACTTTGCTTTGCATTCCCGCCCCCGTTATCGTATTTGCCTTCCAAAATATACAAATACCTCGGGCTTATAACAAAATCAAAGTTGACCTTCCAATCCCCTCTTTTGCCTAACAGAAAGTCACTTTGCTTTATTTTATTTAATATAGCGCCAAAATCAAATGTTTTCTCGCTTAATCTTGCTTTTAGATGGCTTTTCCTTCTATCATTAAGCATTAATACCTGTGACAAGTCATTTTCTTTAGCAAAAGTGTTCCATTTTTCAACATAATTACTATAATCAATATCATTTTTTGCTTTTTTTTCATTCTTTGACATATATATATCTTTTTCTGTAGTATTCTTATGTATGTTATTTTCTGTAGTATTATTATGTATATGGTTAGTGTCAGGTTGACACTTTCGTTCGTGACATCTTGACACTTTCGTTAGTGTCAAGTTGGCACTATCGTTTAGACCGTTTGCGACTTTCACTTTTTCATTTTTGCTTGATTTTACTATATTTTTTTCATTTTCGTTTGTCTCAAAAAGTGTTTTATTAAAAAGTTCCATAAATTTTTCAATGTTAACAGTATAATAAACTGTTGGGTTTCCATTAAATTTCTTTACTTTTGTGCTTATTAACCCAAAATTTTTTAATTTTTTTACTTTTCTTTTGATTGTTCTTACTGACACCCCGGTTTCTTGTGAAAGTTCATTGTATGTTTTGGCGAATTCGTATTGTTCTTTATTTACCCCTTTGTCACACCAAAATAATATTTGATTTAAAATAATTGCTAAAGATAAATCACCGTTAAGCATTTCAGCAAAAACTCTCGGAATTGTTAATGTCTGATACTCACCAATAAACTGTTTTAATTTTAAAAATTCATAGTTCATTTTAAAACCTCCTTTTTTATCTTTTTATTTCATTTTTCCAGTTATATCGTTCTATTTCCCTATATCTATCATGTAATAAAAGCCAATCCTCAAAAACTTTATAATCATTTATATATTTTTTTAAATTAAATTGTATATAATATAAATTTTTTTCTGTTTCTGTTATTGTTATATACCCCCACTTTTCAAGTTTTTTAAGTGACTTTTTAATTAAACTTTGTTTTAAATATATCTTTTTTTCCAATTCTTTTAAATTAATTTTATTGTTAAAATCTACAGCAAATCTATGATAATAATTTAAAACATAAGCAGTTAACAAATCATTGTCGCAAAACTCAATTAATCTTTTTAATAAAGTTAAGTGTTGCTCGCCCATTTTAGATACTCCTTTTAAAAGTTTTCGGGGCGTGCTTTGAACGAAAGGATTTGTTGGGGAGTGATAAATTAAAGGTTGCACGCCCCTGCTTTATTTTATTTTTATCTTGCTTTATTTTGTTCATATTTTACCTTTAATTAAAAAAATATTTTTATAATTATATATCATACTTTCTATCTTATCAATAAAAAAATCGGCTGGCGGTAAAAATATAGTTGTAAAAAGTTTTTGGGCGTGATTTGAGGAAGGAATTTCTCCGCCAGCCTTTGTACAAAACGTTCTTTGAAAAATTAAGAGGATGCATAAGGAATGAAAAACGTTTTGCCATTTATATTTTGCGGGCTTTGGCAAGACAGGGAGGTGCGGAGCAGTCCTGCCAATTAAAGCCCGCCTGTTTTCCATTTTAAACATCATTTTGTAAAAAAATATTCAAGATTTGTAAATATATGTTTCAATGATTTTGCAATGTAAATACGCTCAACATAGTTTGTCGGTTTGTCCTGCATATCAGGGCGACGAACTATGTTAGCATATTCAATGTCAAGTTCGTATTGTATATCAGCGAGAATATTTGTCAAGTCCACGTTAGCAGTTATACACTCTTCATAAGTTCTAAACTTGTTTTTTGCAAGTTCCTGCAACTCTATTATTTTTTTTGTAGTTTTTTCAATGTCCATTATTTCACCTCCAACCAAAAAAATAAATAATTTATTAAATCTAAAACTGTGTCTCTGTTTATTCTATCATGTTTCAATTCAGTTTCAAGTCTTTTTAGTTTGATGTAAATACCGCTCTTAACATACAGTTTGTCTCTCAAAAGTTCATTGCCGTATTTTTTACCTCGTTCGGCTTTTATTTTTGATAATTCTTTAATTATTTTATTATTCATTTACCTCCCCCTTATCATTTTCTTTTATAAATGTATATAATTTTGACAATTCTTCAAAATGGAGCGTGTCAATAATTCCCCCACGATATAAAAAGTCACGCAAAATTCCATCTGGATATTTTTTTAAATTGTTTTTTAGAAAATCAAAGAATTTTTTCATATGTAATTTTTCATCTTCGTTAAATCTATAAAATTCAATGTTCAAACTTTCTAAAATTGTAATAATATTCTCTTCTGATAATTCATTAACATATAAAATAATCCCAGCCCATTTTGGATGGGATGCTATTTCATATTTGGCTTTTTCATTTGCAAATAAGACATCCAGTTTCCCTTTAAAAAAATCTTTTTCAGATAACCTTTTTAATATTATAATCATTTCCCGCCTCCTTGTCGTTTTCTTTATATTCTTTTGCCAATCTATAAATTCTTATTATATCTAACACACTATTTTCTGCTAATAAATTATCATTTCCCCTTGAATTTATTACATCTTTTAAAAATTTAAATTCATTTATGGCTATTTTTTTTTCTACTATTTTATGTCTAATTGACATTGTTGTTATAATATCTCTAACCTGTTGAAAATAATCATCGTAAATATAAATATAAAAATCAAAGTCATATACAAAATAATCATATTTTATTCCTTTTGCATCAAAAACTATTTTTAAAGTTTTTTCAAACTGACTCAATGAAAAATCAAATAAAATAAAAATCATTTT